AACTCATCTTTAGAAACTGCTATCAATTCTTCTCGTGAGAATGGTACAACTTTCTATGAGAGTACACTTAACCTTACACTTACATTCCAAGACAAAGCGACACAAGAAGAACTTAAACTAATTGCACACGCAAGACCACACATCGCAATAGAAGACTACAACGGAAACTATTTCGTTATGGGATTAGAACACGGAGCTGATGTAAATGGTGGTACTATTGTAACTGGTGCTGCAATGGGAGATTTAACTGGGTACACAATCACAGCGGTAGCGCAAGAAACTGCTCCGCCTTACTTTGTGACTGGGTCAGTAATTACTGCTGATGCTTCTGCTTCACAAATCGACCCAACTGCATAATCACAATTAGGGTTTTAAATTTAGGGTTATCTTAACGGATAGCCCTTTTTTTATGCCTTACAATACAAAATAAATTAGTTTTGTTTATATATTAATATGAAGCTAATAGGCACAAACGGAAATAAGACCTTTAAGATAATACCAAGACATTATATTAATGGTGGTATAACAGTAAATCTTACAAGCGAAAGTACTGGTACAAACGTAAACTTAACTCCTACTGCATCAACTGATGGTAATTATATGAGTTTTGATGCGGTTTTTGGAACGCTAACAGAAGGCGATTTTTACATATTAGAAGTTAAGAACGGAACTGCGGTAATATACAAAGACAAAGTATTTTGCACAGACCAAACAATAAACCAAACTACTAACGATTACTACTCTATTAACAAAGATGAGTATGTACAAGAAGATAGTTTTGATAACGATTATATTATATTATGAACGATTTAAGAGTAGTAAATTTAAGCACCTACACAAGCCCACAAATTGTAGAGAAAAGCAATAAGGAATGGGTTAGCTATGGCGCAGACAACAATTACTTCGCATACCTAATAGACCGCTACAATGGTAGCCCAACAAACAACGCTATTATTAACGGAGTTAGCGAAATGATATATGGCAAAGGTTTAGATGCTTTAAACAGCAATAAGAAGCCAGAAGCATACGCTAAAATGATGTCTTTGTTTCACAAGGATTGTGTGCGTAAGTTATGCTATGACCTTAAATTAATGGGTCAATGTTCTATGCAAGTTATATACTCTAAAGACCGCAAGACTGTGGCACAAGTAGAGCATATTCCAGTTGAGAACTTAAGAGCAGAGAAATGCAACGACAAAGGCGAGATAGAGGCTTACTACTATTCTGATGATTGGAGTAAAGTAAAAAAAGCAGACGACTGCACACGCATACCAGCTTTTGGTTGTTCAATAGAAAACATAGAGATTGTATACGTTAAGCCTTACAGAGCTGGATACAAGTATTATTCAAGCCCAGACTATCAAGGTGGTTTACAGTATGCAGAGTTAGAAGAAGAAATATCTAACTACCATTTAAACAACATCCTTAATGGACTTGCACCAAGTATGTTAATTAACTTTAACAACGGAACTCCAAACGCAGAGGAACGTCAAATGCTTGAGAATAGAATATATCAAAAGTTTAGCGGTAGTAGTAATGCTGGTAAGTTTATATTAGCGTTTAACGACAACCCAGAGAGTGCAGCTACAATAGAGCCAATACAATTAAGCGATGCGCATAACCAATACCAATTCTTAAGTGATGAAAGTGGTAAAAAGATTATGGTAGCACATAGAATTGTAAGCCCTATGTTATTAGGCATTAAAGACAGTAGCGGACTTGGTAACAACGCAGACGAGTTAAAGACTGCATCTATACTTATGGATAACACCGTTATTAGACCGTTTCAGACACTTTTAATAGATGCCTTTGATAGTATATTAGCTTACAATAATATTAGCTTAAAACTATACTTTAAGACTTTACAGCCTTTAGAATTTACAGACCTTGAAAACGTAGAGGATGAAGAAACTAAAGAAGAAGAAACTGGCGTAAAGTTAAGCGCAGAATTACCAGACGAATTAGGCAGCGACATAGCGGACGCACTTATAGATTTAGGGCAAGACGAAGAAGAACTATTTAAAGAGTTTGAGGTAATAGATGAAAGAGAGGTAAACTATGAAGAAGAACAAGGGTTAGATGAGGTAATTACAGACCTTAACAAACCTAAAGACAAAAGTTTGCTATCAAAGATTTGGGAGTTTGTAAGTACTGGTAGCGCAAAGCCTTACAAAGAGAGCGAACAAGATGGCACAAGTAAACAAACAAAAGAAGAAGGTAACGAGTTTTTAGTACGTTATATGTACAGCCCACAAAGATATAGTGCAAACTCAAGAAAGTTTTGCAAGAAGATGGTAGATGCTAAAAAGGTTTATAGAAAAGAGGATATTATTTCTATGGACAAAAAAGTAGTAAATGCTGGATTTGGAAAAGGCGGCAGCGATACTTACAGTATCTGGCTTTATAAAGGCGGTGCGAGATGTCAGCATAAATGGCTTCGTAAGACTTATGTACGCAAAGATGGTGCTAAAGGGTTAGGCGATGCAATAACAACAACAGAGGCAAGGAAAAGAGGTTTTAAGCCAGAGGCTAATGCACAAGAAGTACCAGTTGCACCAAAGGATATGAAGTATAAGGGCTATACAGCAGAGTATTGGAACAAAATGAAATTTAGAAACTAATGGCAACAGCATTATTTATAAGCACAACAGACCTTAAGAAAAACTCCATTATTGATGGAAATGTAGACATTGACAAGATGCTACAATTTGTTAAGGTAGCGCAACAAATAGACATACAGAATTTATTAGGTACAGACTTATACAACAAGATTAGTGCTGACATTATAGCAGACAGTTTAAGTGGCGATTATTTGACATTAACAAATACATATATTCAGCCAACATTAATTTGGTTTGCGCAGATGAATTATATACCATTTGCAGCATACACAATTACAAACAAATCTGTACTTAAACACAGTAGCGAAACAGCACAGAACGTAGACAAGAACGAGGTAGATTATTTAGTTGGAAAAGCAAGGGAATACGCAAACTACTACTCAACACGATTAGTAGACTATTTATGTTTTAACAATAACTTATTCCCAGAGTATTTAAGCAACACTAACGAGGATATAAGCCCAGATACAGATACAACGTTTAAGGGGTGGGTTTTATGAAGTATAAAGTAAAAGAAATAAATCTTAACAAGCTAAAACAGTACATAGAGAGCAAAAGCGAAAAAGAAGCAAAAAGGTTTTACAAAGAATTTAAAGAGAAGAAATGACAAATCCTAAACTAGCATTAATACCAAGCGGATATAAGACTGCTACTGTATATTCTATTTTGCCAAATAATGCAGATGGCGATTTTGATTACGAGCGTAATGGTAGCGCAACAAGAGTGCTTAAGGATGGTCTTATTGAGGAGCTGACTGTTAATGATACACCAAGATTAGACTGGTTAAATAGCGACTGCCCTTCACTCTTACTTGAGCCACAACGCACAAACTTACAAGCGTATAGCGAAAACTTTAGCGGTGCAGCTTGGAGTACATCTGGCGCAACTTTAACCGCAAACAGTAGCATATCTCCAAACGGAGAACTTACTGCATATAAATTAGAAGCTACATCATCTCTTGATTTCTTAACTGGTTTCCAGCTTTCAGTTGCTGCGAATACATTGCACACTTATTCACTTTATGTAAAAGCAGATACTACAAATATTTGCAAAATTGAATTATACAACACTAACACTTCAAGTCAAGCTGAACTTTATGGGCGTATTGAGTTTGATATGTCTACAGAAACTATTGTACCAGACCAGAATTTTGATGCAAGTTTTGATAAATTAGATGGTGGTTGGTATAGGTTAAAGCTACAAGGAACAACAATAACGCCAAAACAAGACCCAGATTTTTGCCGAATATCATTAACAGAAGAAGGTAGTATATTTATATGGGGTGGACAGATGGAAGCTGGTGGATACGCTACAAGCTATATAAAAAATACAGATACTGTTTTAAACACAAGATTAAAAGACGAATGTTTAAACGGTGGCGATGCTGATTTGTTTGACATTACAGAGGGAACATTTTTTGTTGATAGCTATATTTATAATAGTGGAAATTTTACTACAATATCTTTAAGTGATGGAAGTGTTAGCAATAGACTTGCGCTTATATTTCAAAATTATGGTACACAAGTTAGGGTTTTATCAAGTGGTGGAGTAGATAGTTATTTAAGTTTAACTTTTAACAAAAGAAATAAAATAGCAGTTACTTTTAAAGAAAATGAATACAAGTTTTTTATTAATGGTTCTTTAGTAGGTAGTGATACAACTGCTACTGTTCCAAGTGGAATAGATAGACTTAACTTTAGCAACAATACAAATGTTTCAAATCATTTCGAGGGTAAAGTATACGACACAAGAGTTTACGATAGAGTATTAACAGAAGCGGAAGCAATAACACTAACAACAATATAATGAGCTGGGGAAAAATATACGAAACAACTTGGTGGGGTAATCCAACAGTAAGCGGATGGGGAAGCATTTACTATCCTTATACAGACCCAACACCTACACCTTTCTTTGAGATATTAGCAGAGAATGGCGACTTTTTACAAACAGAACAAAACGAATATATAATAATAGAATAAATTTAAAAAAATGGCAAATAAAAAATTTAGTGAATTTACTTTAAAAACTGACCCAGCAAATGTTGATTTCTTGGTTGGTTATGATGGAACGGATAACGTCCGTATTGACCCAGATGATTTAGGCGGCGGCGGTGCTTCTGACTTAAACGGTCTTACAGATTGTTTAGTTGATACTGCTTCTTTATATGTAGGCGAAGTGCCGAGCGGTTTAAGTGGCAATCCACAAGGGAATACAGTTTTAGGCATTGATGCTGGAAATGCTTTAACTTCTGGGGGATATAATACCTTAATTGGTTATCAATCTGGTGTTGCTATAAATACTGGAAATTTCAATATTACAGTAGGTTACGAAGCTGGAAATAACATTACAAGTGGTGCAGACAATGTAGCAATCGGCAGAAGCTCTTTAAATGTAACTACTGGAAGCAATACAGTTGCTGTTGGTTATCAAACTGGAGCTTTATCTTCAAGTTCAAATGCGGCTTATTTAGGTTATCAAGCTGGTAGAGCAAACCAAAATGATGGACACATTTCAATTGGCTATCAAGCTGGTTTCTCTCAAACTTCTGCGCCAAATAATACAAACATAGGTTATAAAGCTGGATATTCTAACACAACGGAAGATAGTCGTACTATTGTAGGTTATGAGTGTGGGGAGTATAGCACTGGAAGTGATAATACTTTTATGGGTCGTAGAGCTGGTAGAGGCTCAAGCGGACAAACAAATTCTGGCTCAAAAAATACCGCCATAGGGCAGTCGGCTGGACTTGGTATTACAACTGGTGCAGAAAATACATTTTTAGGTTTTCAAGTTGGACAATATAATGCAACTGCAAGTTATAACACTTTTGTGGGAGCAAGAACATCATCGAATGCAACTGTAACTGGCGGTAATAATACTGGTGTAGGTTATTCAGCATTAGCTTTTTTGTCAAGTGGAGCTAACAACACTGTATTAGGTTATCAAGCTGGTACTGATATAACTACTGGGAGTAATAATACTATAATGGGTTATCAAGCTGGTTCAAATATTACAACTGGCTTCGGTCATATTGCAATAGGTCAAAATGCTTTAGATGCTGTTACTACTTCAAGTGATAATATAGCAATAGGTAGAGATGCTTTAGGTGCTGCAACTTCTGGAAGAAATATTGCTATTGGTAAATATGCACAAAGGAGTATGAATAGAGGTAGTGCATTTTCTACGTCTAACGTTGCTATTGGGTATAATGCAGATGCTAATAATAATTACGGATATTATAGAACAAATATAGGTGCTGAAACTGGCGGTGGTGATGGTGCTAACGTTACAAATATAGGATATAATGCACAAGCGAGTTCTTCAAGTGCTGCTAATGAAGTAACTTTAGGTAATTCAAGTATTACTGCTTTACGTTGTGCAGTTACATCTATAACTTCACTTTCAGATGAAAGAGATAAATCAGAAATAAAAGATTTAGAATACGGACTTGCTTTTGTTGATGCTTTGCAACCAAGAGAATTTGTTTGGGATAACAGACCAGAAACAAGGGTAGAAGTTGATGAAGAAGGAAACGAAACAGAAGAAGAATTTTATTCAGCTAACAAAGGTAAAAAAGATTTTGGATTTATTGCACAAGAAGTTAGAGAGTTAGACAACGAAACTTTAAGATTAGTTTATACTGAAAACGAAGAAAAACTAGAATTAAGTTACGGAAAACTTGTGCCGATATTAGTTAAAGCAATACAAGAGTTAAAAGAAGAAGTTGAATTATTAAAATCATAAATAATGTTTAGAAACGTAGTAACATCTGAAAACACAGAGGAAAGCCACAAAGCGGTAATTACTTCACAGATACCAGACCAATTAGCACAAATAGCTGATGACGAGAACACAGATGCAATTAAAGACCATTTTAAGTTTGTATTAGCAAATGACTTTTATAAAGATGAGTTAAGCGCAGAGCAGATTACAGAAATGGAAAGCTACTTGCCAAGTGACTATCAAGACGAGTACGAAGATTTGCCATAATAATTTGTATATTTACATAATAACTTAAAAATATAACTATGGAAATTACTGAAGAACAAATCGCAAAAGTAAACGCAATTATTAACACACTACCCATTGCAGTATTAGCACAAGCGCAAGAGATTGTAAAGGTGCTCAATGAAACACTAAAAAAAGAGGATGATTAAGATTGGTAAATATTCCTTCAAAGATAAGTCTACTTCTGACGCTAAAATAACTGCGTTAGGGGTAGATGATGAGGGTAATGCTACTCACGGACACGCTATTGTAAAACTTGGTCATATAGTTTTAGAGCAAGGCGAATACGATGCAGAAGGTAATGAAATAAAAGCACCAGTATTAAGTGACAAGTATCATTTAGACGTAGCTTGGAAAGACCTTGAAAGTCATCCTTATGGGTGGAAGTCAAGCGCAGTAGCGGTTGTTGATGGTAACGGTGTACATAGTTTTTATGGGATTAACTATCAAGAAAACAAAATGTAATGGTAAGAGGATTAAGATACATAGCAGATAAAATAGAAGCGTTACAGTTTTGGCTGATTGCTAAATGGAATAACTTTCTAAAAGGATTGATGCTATGACAGTAGGAGATATAAGACTAGCCTTTTTTAATGCTATATCTTTAGGGGTTAGCTTTACGCACGTTGAGAACAGTTTAAAAATTATTCTTTTATTAGCTTCTATTGTATATACGTTTCAGAAGATATACGAAACGCAGAAGAAAAAAAATGACAAAGAACTTTAAAATACAAGAGTTTGAATGTAAGGGTGGATGTGATATGCCTTTAGAGGTATACGAGAACATTATCAAACTTGCATCACAACTACAGTTTTTAAGAGATTATACTGGTAGACCTATAACTATCAATAGCGGTTACAGATGCCCAGAGTATAATGCGCAAATATCTGGCTCATCTAAAAAATCGCAACATCAGTATGGCAAAGCTGCGGACATAACTATACAGAGCCTTAAACCAGCAGAGGTATACAGAATTATAGAGGACTTAATAGATATGGGACATATGCTACAAGGCGGTTTAGGATTGTATGATACGTTTGTACATTACGATATAAGAAAGACTAAAGCAAGGTGGAATGGGTGATTACAAAAAAAAGAACGGAACTACAAGAGTAGGCGACGCATTAAGATGGCTCGTAAAACAAGGTAAAGAGGTAGCACCAGAACTATTATCGGTTGTTGGTAGTGTTACTGGTATAGAACAATTAAAAGACCTTGCAGATAAGATAGGTAAAGACGATAAACTATCAGAAGCAGACAAAGAACTTCTACTTGAAGAACTGCGGTACGATATGTTAGAAATGCAAGAAACCACAAAGCGATGGGTAAGCGACAACCAAACAGATAGCTACTTAACACGCAATATAAGACCGCTAACACTCGCCTTTTTAACCGCTACACTATTTATATATATAATATTAGATAGCTCGTTAGAGGGCTTTAAAATAGACCCAAACTGGATAGACTTACTTTCTTCACTTTTATTATTAGTCTATGGTGGTTACTTTGGTATGCGTTCAGCAGAGAAGATTACAAAGCATTGGAAAAAATAATTTTTTTTTCTAAAAATAAATATATAACTTTGTACCATTTATTATAAAAAACTGTTTTCTAAATATATAGATATAAATATATTTCTAAATAAATAGAAAAAAAACATATAATAATAAATATAAGACATCTGTAGTGTATTCAAATGGCAAAAAAGAAAACATTAAAGTATTGGAAGAATAAGATTGATAAACCTTTCCACGAGTTTATAAGACGTAGAGATGCGGATAACAATACTGGTTATTGTAATTGTGTAAGCTGTGGTAAAAAAGTACACTTTACAGAAACAGATGCTGGACACTTCATTGGTAGACAACACTTAATCACAAGATACGATGAACGTAATGTACACGCACAATGCAGAAAGTGTAATAGATTTGAGTATGGTAGACAGTATGAGTATAGTATAGCTTTGGGACAAGAACTATCACAAGAACTATTACAAAAGTCAAGAGGGGTGCTAAAACTCACAGACCCAGAATGGCAAGAAATATTTGACAAATACAAGACTAAACTACAAGAACTAAAAGACAAGCAAAACTTTTAGTTAATAACTTCGCAATAAACCTTACTTATATAACGCTAATAAT